AGCACTCAAGGATTGTTTTGCGGCTTTCTTTACTTGTTCTGCAGCTATAGCCATTGTACTTTTAAATGCAGCAACTCCATCAGTTGCAGCTCCAGCCGCTAACGCCTCTGTTTGGATACCTCCCAAAGCATCTGACCCCATACCAACAAGAGCTCCCATTTCCTGTTCTTTATATGCAGACATATAGTTTGCAACAATTTGTGGAGGCATATAAAGAGCAATTGCACTATTTGTTCTAGTTAGTCTTTGTACATTTAATTTACCAGCAACTGTTCCTTGGTGATGTGTTCGTTGTACTACTTTGTTTCTTTCTCCTGCACCTCCTCCAATTTGACTCTTAGAATTGGCCGCTCTTTGTTGATTATTACCTAACAATAACTTTTCAGGAGATGTTTTTGGTTCTGAAACTCCAGAAGGCATTCCAAATAAAGAATCTCTTGGATTTGCTTTTTTCTTTTGTGGAGAACCTACCTGTTTTCCAATTTGATAATCTCCAGTTCCATGTACTCCAGCTTTGTAATTAGAATTTACAGGGACATTAATATAGAATAACATATAATGTCCAAGGTCTGACCTTTGTTGTAAATCTTCTGGATACTCTAAAGTAGTATAACTCCACTTGTCACCAATCTTCATATGTGCAAGAGGGTCATTTCCTCCAGAAAAATCACCAGTTGGTTTTTTGCTTGAAACTGGACCCTTATCCGTGTCCATTCCCAAGACTTCTTTCATTTTATTCTTTAAAAAACTTTGCATAAGTATTCCTATAGATAAAAGTATTTATGTCATATAAGGGAAAGTTCAGACCCAGCAACCGAAAGAAGTATCGGGGAGACATAACCAAGATAGTATATCGGTCCCTTTGGGAACGTAAGTTTATGGTTTATTGTGATACAAATCCCGACATCGTTGAATGGGGCTCAGAGGAAATAATCATACCATACATCTCACCAGTTGATGGAAAGAGACATCGATACTTTCCAGACTTCTACATTAAGACATCAAATAATGAGAAGTTTATCATAGAAATCAAACCAAAGAAATATACCAAACCCCCAAAGAAACCATCCAGAGTCACAAAGAGATTTATATACGAAACTCATGAGTGGGGCAGAAACCAAGCTAAATGGAAAGCTGCAAATGAACTGTGCGAAAGACATGGTTGGAAATTCCTTATAATGACCGAAGACCACATAAATCCTCATAAATATTCATATTATGGCAGATAAAGTAGCAACCGATTTTTTGTCTTCTGTTAAAGCGAAAGGAAGACAAGCTATGAATTGGTTAAAAGGTATAATCAATAGAGTTAGAAGAGGGTCAAAACCTCCAACTGCAAGTCGCCGTGAATTAATGACAGATAGAAATACTGGTGTGATAAGGTTACCATCCATCGGTAGAATGTATCTGTTTACGTATGACCCAAAATGGGAAAAGAAGTTACCTTGGTACGATGTTTACCCATTAGTCATACCATTCGATTATGCAAAAGGTGGATTTTATGGAATCAATCTACATTACTTACCACCCAATGCAAGGACTGATTTATTATTAAGACTTATCAAAGCTCAAGGTGGTAGTGGTAATCTGGATGCAGATTTCAAACTAGGAAGATTGACCTTTAATGTCATATCAAGATTTAAACCAGCGATACCATGTATCAAAAGATATTTGTACGGACAAGTAAGAAGTAAAGGATTCTATGGTATCAGTGGAGAAGATTGGGCGTATGCAGCTGCACTTCCAATACAACAATTTGAGAAAGCAGATGCATCTACAGTATGGAAATGGTCAAAGTCACAATACTGAGGAAATATGGCGGTTTTTACAAACGGAGTAAAGTCTGGAAAATTTGATTTTAGAGTAGGACTATCTCAAAAGAGGGGTAGAGGAATACTTAGGAAACTAGGTATTCTTGATGAGAAGAAATCTACTAGAGTAACATCTCAAGGTGGAGAAATAGATTTAATAAGAACCATTGTAGGACGAGGCGAGGGATTTCAAATGCCCGTCAATTTCAAGGTTCGTTTTGATTGTCCTAGAGGAATAGATGACCCAAATTCAGGGAGATTTGGAATTTCTAATGTAAAACCAAATGGATTAGAACACAAATCCCATTTACTAAACAGGTCACATTCTATTGGTAGTAAAGGAAGTATACATGATGTATTTAATAAAGCAAAAATGGCAGCTCAAACAAGTTATGATAATGGTATGGGAATCAATAAGGCTAGGAGAACTGACACAAAACTAGACTTATATTGTAGTAAAGTTTCCATTCCAGAGAAAACATTCAATATTGGACTTTACAGAAACTATGGTCCTGCATATCCATATCCACAAACTGTTCAGTATGGAACATTGACTACTACGTTCTACTGTGATGGTGCAATGCATATTAAGACATTCTTTGATGCATGGCAGAAACTCATATACAACGATATAACTGGAAACTTTAATTATTACAAGGAATACATTTCGAGTTTTGAGGTATTTACAAGGTCTACAGTAGTAGGACAAGACATGACTCCTGTATCTGCTAATAATAATTCAGGAAATAAAAAGAAAAACAAACTACAAGAACTTGCAGCTGATATTCAGGGTGGAATCAAAAAAGCAACAAAAGCATTTGATGAAGCTACAGGAGTTGCGGAACCTCCACAAGATGGACCACAATTTAAAATACAAACACCATCATTCGCAGAAACTTATGGAGTGAAAGTATTTGAATGTTGGCCTCAAACAGTTGGGTCAATAGATCTTGGTCACGATATGACTGACCAAATTGCTACGTTTGATGTAACATGGGCATATACTAGATGGAATCCATTCAAACTTGGAGACCTCACTATACCAGGCAGAGGTCAGGTTAATCTTTCAGTTGGTGAGTTCAGAAATGAAAAAGATGGATTTCCTTTCATTGAAGATTTACCACCAGAACTAGCAGGTCCACTAACAGGAGCAATAAATCAAGGAGTAGCTACGAGTCCAGCGTCAAGGGCTTCAGTTTTATTTGGATAATTAACATTATAACATAGGTGAAAATATTATGTCATTACCAAAAATGAACACGCCGGAATACCGGCTGAGAATACCCTCCACAGATGAGGAAATAAAGTATAGACCTTTTCTTGTACAAGAAGAGAAACTGTTGTTGATTGCACAACAAACAGGAGATGAAACCGCAATCTATGATGCAATCAAGAAATTGATTGAGAATTGTTGTTTCGGTGAATTGAATCTTGATAGAATGCCTCTATTTGATATGGAGTATATTTTTATCAATATTCGTGCAAAGTCAGTTGGGGAAGTTGCAGATTTAAAAGTAACTTGTCCAGATGACGAAAAGACTCAGGTTGATATAAAAGTTGACCTGACATCTATTAATGTGGAAATGTCTGAAGACCATTCTCCACAAATAGAATTGACAAAAGATATTGGTATCTTTATGGCTTATCCTCACATGGGAATGATGAGTGACCAACAAAGTAAAGATAACAGTATCGATGCGTTATTTGATATGATATGTGATTGTATGTATCAGATTTATCAAGGTGAGGATGTTCATGACTGTATGGATTATACCAAAGAAGAAAAAATGGATTTCATCAATAGTTTGACTCACGAACAATTTGAGAAAATTCAGAACTTCTTTGATACCATGCCTAAACTGAAACATGAAGTAGATATTGTAAACCCAAAGACTAAGAAAAAGTCTAAAGTTACACTAGAGGGTATAAACTCTTTTTTCTAATCGCCCTCTCGCACATAACTTTGCAAAATTATTTTGATTATTCTTTTGCAATGATACATCATCATAAGTGGAGTTTGACCGAAGTTGAGAATATGTTGCCGTGGGAGAGGGATATTTACTTGTACAAGTTATCCCAATGGGTCGAAGAAGAAAACGATAGAACCAAAGAGTATAATAGAAAACTAAAAGGTAAGTAATGGCCGAACAAATACCAGCCCAAGAACCAACAGCTGTTGAGTCGAGAGATGCTTTAAGACAGATAAGAACTTCTCTCATGATTCAAAATGGAATGGGAAAAGAAGCAATAAAAATGAGAGAACGAGAACTTGGACTCACTGAGAAAGGCATAGAAGTTCAAAGAAAAATTAGGTCTGATGCTGGTGGTCATCATAACAAACGTACAAAAGAGAATAGTCTAATAAGTTTTCTGATAGGTAAATCAAATGTAGCTTTAGATAAAGTAAACAACTATTTTGATTGGTCCAAGGAATGGGAGTTAAGAAAGTTCAAAGCTAATTTGAGAGAGATGACAGGAATAGACCCCTCAAAGGCGATAGCAAATATCGCTGGAAAAGCAAAAGACTTTGCGAAGGATATTCTCAGTCTATTGGTAAAGGGTGGTATTTTATTTGCTCTTTATAAACTTCTTGAGTTCTTATCTGAACAAGACCCCAAAAAACTTTTAGAAGATGCTAAAAATGCTTATAATAAATTCTTAGAAAATTATGGTGGTTGGGTTACGGCAGTAGAAGATATTTCTAGAGTTGCATTGACATGGGCAGCTGCAGATTGGTTGAAGGAAGGAAAAGGTCCAAGACTTTTATGGAGTTTATTATTAGGTGTGTTTTCTGATGCTGGAAAAATAGGTGGATTGGTTAAAGACGTAACATTATGGGCATCAAATACCATATTTGACATTACAAAAGGAGCTGTCTATCTTTTATGGAATGCATTTACAGCAGTATTTGGTGAAAAGGGATTAATAAGTAAATTAACAACGACTGTTACTGATT